CATGCCTACTGCAGCAAGAGGACTAACAAGTGAAGCTACACCCATAGCTAGGTTACGACCAAAGCCATTACGTCTGTTTGCTTCAATAATAAATTCATCGTCTGATAATGTTTCCCAGTTAATAGTTGTATCTTTTTTACTTGAACGATACGCTGTTAATGCAGCATCATTACTACCGTCATCATCCCTAGAAGGGGTAATTGCTGCAGCAGGATCAGGAAGTTCTGGTACTTCTGGATCACCACCATCTTCACCTGTGTATAGTTCATAGCCTTCTGGAATTGGATAAAGAGCTACGCCACCAATAAACGGAACCATAAGGCTTTGACCTTCAGCATTACGATACTCTTTAAATTCCATTTTTGCATCTGACATTACTTCGTCAAATGTTACAGGACCAATTGTATCTTGCATAGGTACATCTTGTTGCTGACTTTCAAGAGAAACCACACCACTAGATTTCGGTGGTGTCATACTGTAATTAGTAACACCTGCATCAATAGCAGCTTGAGGACTAGAGTATTGAGTTCCATCAGGACCATACACAATAACTGTTGAACTTACGTTATTATCTACTAACCCACCTTCTTGCATGTTTAATTCTTTTTCTTCACCATCTTTATCAATCTGCACAACCATAAGATCGCCCATACCAAATGGCATATCAGTAGGTAGGGTTGCTTCATCTGAGTTACCCATTAAACCCATTGCTTCCATTTTTTGCATACCCATCATAGCTTCATCACGCATACTTAAAAATGTTTTTAGTCCATGATAACGTGTTGTAGCTTCGTCTGAAACAAACTCACCTGCGCTCATGTTAACATCAATGTCATCACGCACACCTTCTTTAGTTCCACCTACAGGAACTTCGTTACCTGAGACTTCGTCTATTTCACCGCCCTCATCATTGAGGCCACCTGTTTTGTACATTGGGTTGGGTCTGTTCATCATAGTGTTTATCCTAAGTTTGAAATTACATCACGTAAATTTTTTATCTTACGTAGTTCCTGTATAGCTCCTTGTGACCTATATAGTTCCGTGGTGCTATCTGATTGTTCTATTTTTCTTTGCTGTGCTTCTATTAAAGAATCAATATAACTACTGAAGTTGTTCCACTGGTGGCTGTTCGCCACTAGCCATTTCAGCTTGTTGAGGTGCTCCTTGTCCATTTCCACTAAATCCTTGTTCATTAGGTTGCGGAGCCGTACCAGTTCCTATGTTACCACCACCTGCTCCTGTTGGGTCTGCTGCATCTGCTCCTGCAGGTGCTCCTTCAGGTTCAGCAGGTTGTTGAAACTGTTTCATTAGCTCTGCTTGTATTGCTGCTTCGTTCATATTGTTAGTAACTTTATCTGGGTCAAGTTCTAACGACTTAGCAATTTCCCTAATAATATATTGGAATCTTGCGAAAGGTGCAAGCGTTGGGCTACTTGCGATTTGCATAAACTGCATTAATCGTTGGCTACGTACTTCATTAGCCATAAGTGATTCTGTTCCTCGTGCTTTTACTTCAAGATCACCACGAATGTTTGGATCAAAATCAAATTGCATATTAAAACGGTATAGACGTTCACCAAGTGGACGCAGTAAATAATCGTCTACGTTTTTAATAACATTCTTAATTGCACCACTAGCAGCACCCATAAGCATACTAATGCCACTAGCTGTACGTCCTACACCCTGCACACCTGTCTGTCCATGTGCAAAGGATGGAAATCCTGTTGACTCATCTGCAAGCACACGAGCCTTGTCAAATAGCTGCATGTTCTCGCCAGAAACATTTGGAAACTTAGTGCCAAAGATAGCTTGCCCCGGTGCACCACCTTGTCTCCTGAATACTTTACCGGGGTATACTGACAGGTCTTGGCCCGGAACTAAGTTAGTTTCATCAACTTCGATTAACAAGTTTCCTGACATAACTGCATTGTCTACAGCCATACGCATAAAACCATTCATCAATGTTTGAGTATCGTCCATGTTTTCAGCAATACCAACACCAAAGAAAGAGTATGGGTTAAGCTCATATGGTGATGCTACATAAGGAATGGTAGCAGGTTTAAATGGATTGAGAACCATACGAATAAGTTTACCATTACAAATCCAAACGTTTGCCTGTAGCTCATCCATAGCTAGTAGTTCTTCTGGAATATCTACGCCTTGTTCTTCAAGAGTTTCGGTATCTACCATACCCCAGTACTCAAGAACTTCGTATCGTTCTACACCATGCTCTGGTGCATAATCAGATAAATCATCTTCCCAGTATTCTTTGTCATAGTTTTCACCTAGTTTAATAGCTTCATCAATTACCTGAGAACGAAAGTAAGGACGCTTCTTTAAGTTACGCATCTGAGAACGTGACAGTTTATGTCGTTCAATTACGTACTGAGCTTCATCCATATTGTTTGCATCTGGGTCAGGATAAAAATTCCACACAGATACATGGTTTACTTGGGGAACTGTTTTAAAACTAGGGTCATATTCTCCCTCATCATTCCAATTAGGATACTCTTTGTCTACAGCAAATGGACCTTTCATAATCCCTGTACCAAACAAAGCCATTTCAAATGCAGTGCTACGTAAGTGCTTAGATGCATTTGACTCTTCTAATTGGTCATGTATTTTTTTCTGCATGTTTTTAGCTGCAACCATTGCAGGACTAAATGTAACAGCAGTAGGTGTTTTACCCACACCCTGTTTTAAATTACTTATACCTTCAAACTTATCTTGCATTGGACCTAAACTATCTGCAAGTGTTTTGGCTGTTGCACCTGCAGGTATCTCACGTCCATCACCTGAGAATCCATAAGGGCTAATTGTTTCATCCATACCATTTGAACGTAGCTGTTCTGGTTCCTGTGGATCAAAGTTAACGTCTGCAACTACACCTTCTGGTAATTCTGTAGGATCAATTGTAAGGGGAAATTTATTGTTTGCAAAAAGTACATCTACAATCTGACCATAGGCTGCAAGAGTTTTAGTTTTAGTTACCTTAATAAATACACGAGACTTTTCGGCTTCAGTAAACTGAACTTCTGGTCCGTATATACCACGGTAGTTGCGGTATGATCTTAGCCAACGTTCTTCATCTTGTCTTCGATAATCTTCTGCACGATTGTAACGTTCCATAATAAATGGAATGATATTTTCTGTTTGCGAATCTTCAGATACATCTTCTTCAATATCGTCTAAAACAATTGAATCATCTTCTATAAACGTTTCATTTTCTTCTGCCATTTATTTTTCCTTAATAACCAAACACATTATCTGCAACTCTCATACCCATTGATGGTGTACCATGTGGATCGTAATCAAATACACTAAACCTTGGTCTTGACATTATACCGTATCTTAGAGCATCATACAAGTGATCTTCTGATGTTGTATCAATATCTTCTGGATTCTTTTTATCTATCGGTAATGCAGGTAATTGTGATATTGTATTTACACAGTTTTCAAAGAATACCATTCTAGGTTCTTCTGTAAACTCATCTACCTGTAAGCGTCTATGTACTTCGTTCTTACCTGCTACACGTGAACCTTTTGATCTATCTGAAGGTCGCCAACGGCATCCCTTCTGTATCATTTGTTCTGCCAGTGAAGGGCCAGTATCACCACGCTTATGCCACAAACTAGAATCCAAAACACCATACTTCATATTTCCATCTTCTGCTTCTAGTTCTAGTACCATGTCAGCTAAGTCTGTAGCCAGTACCTTGCTTACATATAATTCTCTGTATACTACTATCTGTTCACTTGGTGAGACAGCAAACCAAAGTACGGCACTATAAGACCCATAGCCATAATCACAAGCTCTAAACTTGACCCAGTTATTGGGGATACGAAAAGGTTCAACAACATGTAAGTTCCTATTAAATTCTGTAAAGGCTGCACCTTCTTTAATATCCCAATCACCATCTAGTAACTGTCTACGTTGTTGTTCTGGTAGTGACAGTAGCATGGCTTCGTAGTCGCCTTGCTGTGATAAGTAGGGATTGTCTTTTAGTCTAGCAGGTATAAACTTACGTTTGAATAAATACTTACCTGCTTTCTCATGTCCTGCAGGATACCTTAAAGTTTCCCCTGTGTCAATATCTGTTGCCTCAAAAGATTTGTTTGGAGCAGCAGGATCAATAAACATTTTCTTAACCCAGTGATGGCCTCTACCTCCGGGGTTAGTGGTAGCCCTCATATATACTGGAAGATCGGGTGCAGTGGACCGTAGA